TAATAACTGTCATTAGCCTATCACCGATTTTATGTATTTCCCCAAATTCATCAGGATTCATAAACACATTTTTTACATCACCAATTAACAGTTCCTTAAAGCTTTTTATTTTTTCCGCCTCCGCTCTGTTTCAGGTACTCTTCCTATAAGATTGATTTCTGATTCTGAATTTACTGCGGTTCCTGCAAGCCCGGATTGCGCTGTTACTCTTCTGGCCTTAACAGGGATTGTTTTTACATCGTCTTCCTCTTTAAAAGCTGCACTTCCACACATAATCCATGCTTCCTGCATTTCTGTGTCAAGAGGAAGTGCATCACCTTTTTGATACTGCATATTTTTGTATAAAATAGAATTTGTTGCGATTAATTTCATCGGCTTAACCTAATAATTTTACGATTATAGAATCATCACCTGCTGCCGCATCTGCTGCCGCATATCCTGCTGGTGTACTACCGGACGCAGTTGTTGTTATTCCTGTACCATCGTAATAAACAAGTGTCCCCATAAGAATTGCAGTATTGTCTTTCTTCGGCATTTCAAATACACCAGAAACATCAATAGCACCAACCTCTCCCGGTCCGATATCATCACCAGCGATTCCAATTCGTGAAATCAAAGGAATGATGCTAAATGCTTCAATTTTTTCTGTTGTTTTGTTTGCAAAATCTAATGATTCACCACGCTGAAAATAAGTTGCTTTACTCATTTTTTATCTCCTTCCTTCTGATTAAATAACTACACCCGGATTCTTTGTCATACCTCTAAAATCTCTAACAGCAATACCCCAATCATGATAGATATCCCATGTAAATCCTAATACTCCTGGTGCTTCCATTCTTCTTACTGTCGGTGTTTCCTGTCCATTTAAGTAGTCAACCTGAATAGATTTTGCACTAGTCGGATTTGCAACAGTAAACCATGGTGCAGCGTTTGCTCCTGCCAATGCGTTAAGTACAGGAGTCTGGACAACATTAATCGGATAATTAAATAATGGATTTACATCATTATTCCCCGATCCAGTTACCTGCGCAGAATGAAGAATTACTGCTAGATCAAATTCATAGCCCACCGGGACAATAATATGCTGTGGAGTGATATAAATAGCCTCTCCAAATTGATCCGTCTGTTTCTGCATCTGCAAGATCATCTTTTGAATAGCCGCCTGCGTTGGCTTGCTTCCTTCTGTGAGTAGATTGTTATGTTTTGAATGGAATAAGTCCACACCATCAAATATTTTCCCATTATTGTAAAGTAAAGAATAAACTTGCTTATCAATGGTTTTCTTTGCTCTTGTTGCGTATAATCCTGGAATCTCTGTTAAAAATCCGATATCATCATTTATAAATGATTGCCTTGTCATGCTGAACGTCCTGCCGTATGTATCAAGCTTGCGGCTTGGTAATAACGCAGAACTTGGTTTGTCAGCTTTTAACTCACCATTTTCTCCAACTTTCTGGAAATCCCCTGCTCCACCTATTACATACTCATGGTCTTGTGTTTCTTTAAAATCCTTTAAGCTTCCCTTAGTTGTCCACGCCTGGAAGGTTGTTGGGACCTGTTCATATAACTGCACAATACTCTTTTTAATTGTATTGTCCAAAATTGCCGGAAACGCTGCTGTTGGATTGTAAAACTGGCGGCTAAGATTGTCATACATTTCAGTATGATCCATTCTTAAAAGTGTCATGGTATCCTGTCCTTCTCTTGCCAAACATTCAACGGCTAGATCTCTAAGACTCATTCCACGCATTTGGGTTGATCCATCGGTTGGCCTTTCTACTCTTACTCCCGATCTCATCATCAGCGCATCGGTTGCACGTTCTCGGAATTTATCTCCTTCATCTGCGGTTACACGCATTGAAATTGGTGCGGATGTTTTCTGTAGTTTATCCAGAACTGCGGTTCTCACGGCCTCCATTTCTTTGCCTGAACTAATATATTCATCTGGAGGTAAATTAAAGGAACGGCATAAATCGGTAATTTCGGTTACCCTTTGCCGTTCCATTTCAACTGCTCTTTGCGCTACCTGTTCTGGTGTAATGCCAGATTCAGCACCTTTTTGACCTCCTGTAGGTTGACCACCAATAGAACCAAGTGTTACTAACTCTCTTTGCAGTTCGTCAAATTCCACCTGTTCTTCTGTTGATAACTCTCTGCGTTCTGTTTTTGCAGCATTTACAAGTTCCTGCTGCCGCTGCATAATTTGATCTTTTCTGTTCATAGATTCCTCCTAATATTTGTTTTTGTTTATTTGAAGCTGGCGGATATATACATCCAGCATTCTTCTATTATCAGTATGTTTGTCTTCCAAGTGCCGCCCTACTCCCACTGTTGGATCTGCCGGAACTGACACTATAGAGATTTCATAAGGTTCCCACCTTTTTGCAATATCACATGGCCCAGTAAATCTTCCGTCCGCACTCTTACTATTTGGTGCCACTTCTTCCCATGAACCAACAACATAACCAACCGATACACCTTTCAAAGTTTTGTTTTCAACTTTTTTATATATTACATCTGCTTCGGCATCATCATCAAATTGTACTTTTGCAGAGCATCTTGTCCCATCATTCCATGCTTTTAACACTTTCCCAAGGACTTTGTCTCTGTTATGGTTGTAAAGCAAGCAACCTATACTATTTATTCTTTCAAGATCTACGCATCCAGGTGTATGATCAAGAACTTCTACCCCCCACCAGCGAGAATAAGGTTCCTCAGAAGAAAAGGACAGTTCAAAGGTACGTTCTTCCCCTTCAACTGCCCTAATGGATAATCCTTGAAAAGTTCTATTTAGATTTCCCTGAATTTCCGTTTGCTTCTTTTGTTCCTGCGCCCGTGCTAGTACCTGTTTTTCCACCATTTCCAAATATTACACCTCCCATATCAATTCCTTTTGATTCGCCATATTCCATTATTTCTGCTATTTGGTCAACTTGTTCCTTCCAATCCTTTCCATTTTCAGATGCAATATCAGCCCAAGTCTTCTGACCAGTATTAAGAGCAATTTTATTTGAATTTGCTTCTTTCACTGGATCAATCCACCGTTTAGGTGCTTGAATCCAATTGTGATCAAGATAATCTTCTTTCTTTTTCCAAAATTCTTTAAAATTGATTTTCTCTGTTAAAACCAAAGAAATTACAAATGTTTCGTAAATTTCATCCATTAATTCAATAAGTAAGTCCTTATCTTCTCCATAAGTTAGATCATCTTCAATTAGCCCTTGCCTTGCTGAACTGTAATTACTTTCCGACATGTCACGACTTGTAGTTTCGTAACTCAACCCCTGTCCTGCACCTACCAGGCGTATTTCTTGCTTTATATATGCCGTTGCATCGGTTGCCTGACCACTAGGAACAACGGCCTGGGCTTTATCTCCCTGGTTTAAATAATGGATCATTCCTGGAGTTAATGTCTTTCCGTCATATTTAGCATCTGTGCTATCACTCCCCATTCCACGCCCTGGTGTGGTTCCACTTGTCGGCAATGCTCTTTCAATAAATACAGAGAAGCAAGCCAGTATTCTTTCTTTTACTGATACGGCTCTCATAAATTCATTTGCATCCCTAATTCTTGTTATGGTTGGTTTCATATCCGATATTTCTCTAATCTGTGACGGTCTTGTTTTTGTGTAAAGAAAAATAACCTCTTTGGCATCTATATAAACAGGTTCTACCATACTCATTCCATCAACACTATATTGATTAATAAAATACCCAACCGGACTATTGTATGAATTATATTCAATCCCACCAACTACTTTATTCCCCTGTATTCTAGGCGTTGTTCTGGTCATATCTAGTTCATCCACTTCTAAAGACTGTAATTTGAATGGTAAAAAGCCGCCCGATGTGTAACGCTTTAAAAAGAGGATACCACCATCTACTTTTTTTCGTTGTATTGCCATCCTCATCATTGCATTGAAGTTCTGCGTTCCAGTAACATCACAGTTCTGTTTTTTACACCATGTTTTCCAAAATCTTTCTATCTCATGGTCGATTGTATCAATACCACTGTTGGCCCTAAGCCTATAACCAGCACCAAATACATTTCTCTTATAGGCACCCGTAACAGCATTCATAATGTCAGAATTTCTTTCCAAATCCCTGGCTCTTGCTCTTACTACATCTCTACCATATCGATCTGTCATTTCTGCGGATTCATTGAATACTCTCCAATTTGAATTAAGGCGATCATACCCAGCCGCATCGTAATTTCTCATTTCTCCAAGTGCTTTGCGATATGCTTCCCTTTTATAACCTGTTTCAGGGGAAACATAGCCTATTACTTGATCTAACCAATTCAAGTAACTACCTCCCATCAAAAACGGCTACTACCGTATCATTTAGCAAAGAACTCCGCCCACTGTTTGCTATTTGGGACTGTAGCTTCATTTGCATATTCGTAAGCAAATCTAAATCTGCTCTTTGTAACTGCCGAGTACCAATTTTATACGACTGGCCACCTTTTAAAACCGCATATATTGCTTCATTTACAATGCCCAGTTGTTCTTCTGGTGTACCCATTAAAGGGATTTCATTTGACATGTCGATTCCTCCTATAACCAATTCTCTTGTTGCTGTATCCATGATTCTTCCGGCTTATGTTCTTTAGTATCTACTGGCTTTTTTTCACTTTCCACTTGCTCTAAATGGAGCCTTCTTACACCACAAATTTCTGCTGCTGCCATGTTATAAACCTCACAGTCAAGATAGTGATTGTCTCCGTGAGACTTCTTTTGTACCCACTGGAGTTTTTTTACTCCATTAGCCGCCTTTACTGATACTTTGTGCTCCGATGTTACCTGTGAGGCATATTCATCATCGCACCCCTGGTACACCATCCAACTACCTGTACCATTTTCTTTCTGCATACGGGCCATAATAGAATCTTTGAACTGACCTCCATCTACCAGAACAAGTTGCATTCCGTAGGCTTTTGAATTTACCTTGTCCACCTTGCTGATTTTATATCTATCTCTCATTGGGTTTGATGCACCTTTACAAGGCAAAGCCCAATCAGAGTTATTCACACAAAAATCATATGTATCATCTGGTTGATACCCTGAATCTATCAACGAAAGGTTTACAATCATCTTTCTACCGTCTTCTGTTTCCCACTCCGCATTCATAATATTTTCAATATCGGTAAATGAAAGTACTTGACCATGCGTTATGTTTTGGCTGGTAGTAAAATCTCCCCACGCCCTGATTGAATAATAAAGACTGGTTTCCTGTACATCTACCCCTCCAGTCAGCAATTTGGCCCATGATGGGATAATCATTTCCGGTAAATTTGTTTGTCTTTCAAGTACAAGTTCACTGGAAGTTTTAAGTTTTGTGTCTTCCCACGGCTCTGCTAACCATGAGTTTACAAAGTTCTGTAATAAATCAGGATCATTTTTTGTTTTTATGAACTCTTCTGCAATATCTTCCCATTTAAGAAAAAGGCTATAAAGCGAACTTATCCAGAATCCTATTGTCTTTGCTCTTCCAATACCTCTTTTTTTTACAGTTTCCCAGTGACCTTCTCTGAGCATTTTGGGTTTATCTGAATTTTCAATAAAACAACCGCACTTTTGGCAAACATACCGTGCGGTTTTGGCTCTTTCATATGGACTTAATTTCTTTTCTTCATCCTTATCAAACTTAATCTGCTCCCACAACAGTTCTATCATTTCCCCACAATGTGGGCATGGAACAAAATAATGTTTCACTTCATCCGCTTCATCGTGTAGTCTCCAGATATAATTTGTAGCCAGTGTAGGAGTAGAACAGGCAAATACTTTACTCTGGGATTTATATGTTTTAACTCGCTCCATAGCAAGATTATAAGGGGAAGCCTCTTTTTTTGATGCTCCACCAATTTTATCTATTTCATCAAAAAAAAGATATTTTATAGCTTTTGATGCTAGTTTAGACGGCGATCCAGCACCACGTAGATACAGTACCATTGTCCTAAATTTCAAACGCAATTCTTTAGACGCATTTTCCAAAAATACCCTTTTTATTTGCGGCACCAAGTGAAAGGCTGGTTTCAGTTTATCATTTGATATATCTTTCGCCAAATCATCAGAAGGGTAAACAATCATTGTAGGGGCCGGGTCTTTATCAATAATATACATAAGCATGTTTATTAAAACTTCTGTTCCTCCAAGTTGAGAACCTTTACAAAGATAAATTTCCCTAATATAATCATCGTTTAGTGCGTTCATTATACCGATAAGATATGGAGTTACATCATTTGAC